GGCAATTCATTTCAAAATCTATTTGGAAGGAACAAATTCGTGGAAAATACCAAGAACAAAAAAAATCTAAACCAACTCAAGAAGTTGAAATTTCTGATAATCTATCCGATAAGAACATCAGAAAGGCTCGTAAAGAAGCAAAACGTCAAAAATACGCTGAAAAACAATGAGTGAAATGGTAAACCACCCTCAACATTATGGTGGGGTAGATAACCAGTATGAAGTCATTAAGGTTATCGAGGCAACACAAATGGACTTTCATATCGGAAATGCGTACAAGTATATTGCACGTGCAGGTAAAAAAGGAGTTGATAAGGAAATTCAAGACCTTCAGAAAGCTATTTGGTATATCGAACGTAAAATACAGTTATTAGAAAATGGAATTGGAGAAAGTAATTAATACCGTCATTAATGGTGAATGTATTGAGGTAATGAAAACACTACCTGAAGGTTCTGTGGATCTCATAGTGACATCTCCACCCTACGGCGTGGGGATTGATTATGATGTTCACGACGATGATATGGTATGGGAGGAATATGTTAAATTTACATATTCCTGGATGGAACAAGCTTATCGTGTATTGAAAGATGATGGTAGAATTGCACTGAACATTCCATACGAAATTAATCGTCAGGACAAAGGTGGTAGAATCTTTATGGTCAGTGAAATATGGCAGATTATGAAACAGATAGGTTACAAGTTCTTCGGGGTTGTTGACCTTGAAGAAGAATCTCCACATCGGAGTCGTACCACAGCGTGGGGTAGTTGGATGAGTCCAAGTGCCCCGTATATTTACAACCCTAAAGAATGTGTAATCTTGGCGTACAAAAAACACCACATCAAAAAGATCAAGGGTGAACCTCAATGGTCAAATGAATTGTTAGATGTTGAGGATCCTAATGGTAACATCAAACAGAAAAAGGTTTACACCGAACAGGATAAAAGAGACTTCATAGATTTAGTATTCGGACAATGGCATTATTTTGCAGATACACGATCATTGACAAAGGCAACATTTTCAATGGATATCCCGACTAAAGCTATTAAGATTCTGACATATAAGAATGATCTTGTACTCGATCCGTTTGCAGGTTCAGGAACTAGTTTGGTGGCAGCTGAAGTACTTAACAGAAGATGGATTGGTATCGAGTTATCACCAAATTATTCCAAAGTGGCTAACGATCGAGTTGCCAAGTTTCGAGCTGAACAACAACAAGTAAAAATGGAACTTTAACAAAACCCCTGAAAAGGGGTTTTTTATTTGTACTAACTGAATATTTATTATAAAATCTTTTGCAAAATGATTAAAAACAAAAAAGTATTTCGTATTGACGAAAACGAAAAAGCAAGAATCTTAGGGATGCACCAAACGGCAACCAAAACCCATTACTTAACTGAAACTGTTTTGATGGAACAACCATATTTCTTAGAACCAGTTGACGTTTTTGAAATTCAAAGTGGACTAAATGATTACTTCAAGAGTAAAGGTGTGAAGATTGTAGTAACTCCTGACGGTGCTTGGGGTCCAAAGACAATTGAGGCTTTGAAGAAGTTCCAAGAGATGGAAGGGTTAGAAGCTGACGGTAAGATGGGTCCAAACACAATGGCTAAGTTAAAGTCTTTGGGTATCAATCAAAACATTATTGAAAAAATTGGTTCAGCAATTGCAGATTTATTCAAATGAAAAAATTAATCAAAGAGTCGGGTCTCCGTGATATCAGTGATTTAGCAAAAAGATACCCAAAGGCAAAGATTTACTTCCACCAAGATTTGGATGGGGTAACAACTGCTTTGGCTATGAAGAATTATTTGGAGGCGAATGGTATTAAGGTGGAAGATGTTGAAGTAATTCAATATGGTGATAAAGAGTTTGCGGTTAAAAAACAAGATGCATCTGGTGATACAATGCCAGTCTTGGTAGACTTCGCTCACGGTAAACCTATGTTTGTAATCCACACCGACCACCACGACTCACAGAAAGGAGTTGAAAAAGACACGGCAACTTCTTTCCGCCCATCAAGATCTAACGTCCAAACGATATCACAGATTGTATCACCAAAGGAGATATTTCCTGAGGATGACTTGAGACTGATTTCAACCGTGGACTCAGCTGACTTCGCTAAGTATGGTATCTCAACCAAAGATGTTATGAACTATGCGTTCCAATTGGATAAGAACAAAGATCTTCAAAGAAATAAAACATTATTAGGGTTGGTAACCAACAAATTATTGTTGGCGTATAAGAACAAACCAGGTTTCTTGGAGAACTTGGTGATGACATCAAGTCCATCGATTCTTAACCTATTTCAGAACATCACAAAGTATGCAAAAGAAAAAAGATTTGCAACAACTGATCAAATGAAACAAAACCAATCTGACTACATCCAAAGACAAAGTCAGTCAAGAGATGTGGTTTATGACGATGGTGTCATCGTTCAGTGGGGTGGGGGTAATATGATGAAGCCAGGTTCTTACGACAGATACACTCCGTTTGAGAACTACCCTGACGCTGACTTCTTGGTGATTGCTTGGCCGATGGGATTGGTTCAAGCGTCTTGTAATCCATTTAAAAAAGACAGAGGTCTTAAGGGTGTAAACCTTGGTGAGATTGCTGAAGAGGTACTAGCAAAATGGGAACCAAAACTAAAAGAAAAGATTATTCCTTTGTCAACCATTAAATGGGTATCTGAGTTCTCAAGATCATTCGGTCCTGAATCTGTAGGATTTACTGGTGCTGACTTAGATGCTTTTTACGGTGATAAGATTAAGAACATCGAAGGTGGTGAGCAAAAATTGGAGACAATAAAAAGAGTAATGGACATCCCAAGTGATCAGTTGACAAACGAACAGTGGGCGGTCTTAGATAAGTTGGGTGTCCCTGCTTGGGATATGATCAAGGCGAACTCAGGTGGTCATAAATGTATCACCAACATATCTGCGTTGAATTATTTTGGAAGAGCTAACAGACCAAGTAAGGATCCGTATCGTTTCGAGGGTAGTGGTGACCCAGCACCATACGTCAAATTTGCAAAAATGATTCAGGATGAGTTTGTTCAGAATCTAAAACAGAAGATAGATCAATCAAAATAATTGAAGGTTGACGGTATCACCTTCTTTGATACCAAACTTCTTGGACATTCCACCACCAATCTCAAGGACCCTATCGGCATTTGAACAATATTTAGAACACTCTTCTTCATTACAAGGTGGACAATCGTTATATATCTTAACGACCTCACCATCCTTAATGAATATAATATCCAAAGGAATTATACAATCCTTCATCCAATAACAATGTTCTTGTTCTTTCACGATGAAAAACATTCCTTCATTTTCATCCTGAAATCTTTGTTTTTGCATTCCTTTTCTTATTGCTTCAGGAGTGACTGCAATTTTTACTTTAAACTGAGTATTGTTTACTGTTACTAACATAATTATAAATAGATTGTAACTCAGGATTATGAAAAAGTATGCAGGTGTTTTAGTAAGATTTGACAATAAATGTTTGTTGTGTAAAAGGAGTACCGGTCAATCGATGGGTGGTGAGTGGAGCATACCTGCTGGTCACGTAGAAGAAGATGAGTCACCAATAGACGGTGCGAGAAGAGAATTCTACGAAGAGACAGACAAAACAATCGGAACACTGAAGTTTGCAGGTATGATCAAACGTTATAATAGAGAAGCAAACAAAGTAAAAGGATTGATGTATATATACTTCAACGACTCCCCTGAAGAGATAATACCAAACCTCGAAACAGCAAAAGATGGCGAGGAACATAGTGAATGTGGTTATTTTGATAAAGATGAACTACCAACACCAATATCAGATCAATTAAAAAAGTTGATTTACTTAGTTCTTAAATAAGAGTTCTTTGTATTTATTGTTAAGATGAAATTAAAGGATATCCTGAGGAAAGCTCTGTTACAAGAAGCAACAGAAAAGATGCCTGACCCTTGTAATAAACTTGGAGAAGGTAAACAATTCTGTAAGAAACTTCA